AAGGCTTCTAATTTTTAACACTTCTTCTTCAGTTACTTTTGATTTGTGATGTTCAGCACCTTTTTTAGGTTTTATTTTATTACCTAAAACATGATAAGAATGGCTACTGTTTTCTGAATACGAAACAATCTCTAAATTACAAACATCATTATTTGCTTTATTACCATCCTTATGATTAACCGCATAACCTTCTGGAATGTCACCAATAAAATATTGAGCAACCAATCTATGAACATAATTCATTTTTGGTTTCTTATCAATATACAAACAGACTTCCTTATATCCGTTCGACTTTGTTTTTTGTGATAGGTTTTTTCCTATTGTTCTTACCGTTCCTTTGTTACCAATGTAATAACGGTCACTTATCTGTGTAAATATTTCCATACACAAATATAACCTTTACGTGCCAACAATCAAAACAGGTGTGTAAGACGGGCGACCTGTCCGTTCCTTTTATGATGCACGAAGCCTTCAATAGCTTTGGGAGCGTGCATAAATCCATTTTTTGCATGCCAACTATCTGTTCCGCTTGGACTTCTCAACGCTTCAACGCAAACGCTCATAACGTCTTTGCTCGTCTTGTGGTGTAAATGGTGCGTATAGATGTAGCGGTGTTTGCACTCTTGCCACTTGTCCGATTCATGCGCCATCAGTAACGGTAGGTCTTGAACTTTTGCGCCGTCTCCATGTGTGCTACCTATCAAGTTAAGCCCATAAGCGTAGTATTTACGATGTGATATACTAACGTCGAAGGTAACTTGTTTGTCAAGTCGAAAATGCGTTTCGATCAACTGCGCTAAAAAGAAACCGTTTGTATAATCGTGATTTGATGGATTGAATTGAACATGAACGTTTGCAACTTGTTTCAGCGTATTGATAACATCAACGTATAAACGCACACCCGTCAGAAAGTTTTCGTACCACATACCGTCTGTATCTTGTGGCGTTCCGCTTGTGGTTGTTCGGCGCGGCGTGTCCGTGTGCAATATGTCGTTTCCTACAATCAAAAGTATCTTATCAATGTTCCAGCCGCTTGATTCATTCAGTATTCCAATAACGCCGTTCTTTACTCTTTGAACTGCAATTTGTTGATTGTATTCTTCGCCCGTTTCAAACGCGCTGCAAAGTTTACCAATGTGAACATCAGCCGGACTGATAGCAAGTAAGTGCGCGTCCTTTGATTTTGTTCTTTTTACCTCAACGTATTCGGGTGAAAATTTTGAAAAGTCTTTAAGTAACGCAGTGCGAAACGCTTCAATTTCTTTCTGTGTTTCATCTTTATAATCTGGATTTTTAAAAAACAAACTGCTTGTGTCGGTCTTGATCCAACCGTGTTTGACATCTTCAAAGTTTAGGTTTGCCGCTTCGCTTTCTTTTTTGATTCTTCGATACTCACAAATCAAGTCGGCTTCTTCTTGCGTTAGTCGTTTGCGTATCCCACGCCCTTGGTTTGGTTTCATAGTTTTAAAATTCGTTGAACAATAAGAGTAACCGCGCCACCTATCAACAACCACAACCACCACCATGAACGGCGTTTCTTCTCTTTTCGCTTTGTCTTTTCCGCTTGCTTGTTTGCTTTGCGCATGGTCTTCGCTTCCTGGCGTACCTTTGTGCGCTCTGTCTTTTGCTCTTGCCTTACTTCTGTTCTACTCTTGGCAATATACACGGTTTTACATTTTGCTTTTACCGTGTCGCGTATTGTTTGGGTAATACGAATGTAGTTGTCTATGGTGTCTATTTCTGTTAGCGTGTCCGATATTGTTAGGTAGGTCGTGTCACTCGTTAATGTTGCACCTTTATTTAACGCTTTCTGCGTGTGTTTCTCCGCTTGTCTAGTGTGATAGTATGCAGAGCATGAAAAAAGCCCCGTTAAGAGGCTCAAAATAAGTATGTATTTCATAGTTCGTTGTGTGTTCGTTCGCAAGTTTCAACTATTCCAATGGCTATTTTTTCGCGTCCTTCCCTTGAAAGTAGTATTCTGCACTCGTCAGGGTTGGTATGGAACATTGATTCGATTAAAATACTCGGGCAGTGTACGCGATTCATTGCAAAGTTTGCTTCTTTATGTCCTCGGTTTGTCAACTTTGGAAATAGTTTTCCGTGTTCTTCTAACCAAACACGTGCGATTTTATCGCTTTTCGTTTGACCTTTGGACGTGAATACCTCGTAACCCTTTGCGCTTGGTTTGCTGAATCCGTTGGAATGGATAGAAATTTGAAACGCTGTCGGATACTTTCGATAATAATCGTTAGACCGTTTTATGCGCTCGGATAGACTTACATCCGTTGCATCTTTCGGCTCTACTGTAAATAAAACCTTCCAACCTAAATGACGTAAGTATTGCGCCGCTGCGTGTCCTATTTGTCGGTTTCCTTCACCTTCGAAATATTGTGTGCCATCTTCCCAAAGTGGGGAGCGTTTGCCGCTTGTTTGATATACGCCGTCCTTAACTCCACCATGACCGCAATCAATTATTACTGTCTTCATCGTCTTTTAATTTAGTTCCTTTTTCGCGTGAATATACGTAGACCAACGCAGAAACAAAAGCAATCAATTCAGCAAGCACCAAAAGCATATTTGATTTGTCCGTGTACGCAATGACAATAACACCGATTAAAGTAGTCACAAATATAGCAATAGCGCGTTTTGAACTTTCGCGGCTATCGTGCTTTATCAGCTTGTCCAGATAGCTTATGATTTTCTTGGCTGTTTCTCTACCCATTGTTTAACGTTTATCTGTTCTGGTAATACGGCAACGGGACGATTTAACTGGTAGTGCATCCGGTTATCCTCTACTCGGTTATTCATGCAATCCTTATATTCTTCGCGAATCTGATTAATTTGAATTTGTTGCATGGCTACCCAAACAACAAGAACTCCCTTTGATCCGTTTTTGATTAGAAACTCACCAACTTTTGAAAGGTCAATTGTTGTCATTTAACTTCATATTTTGAAAGTCCTTGCATTGCGCGTTCCATAAGATTCGCTTCCCCCTCGTAGTTCAAATTTGAAACGGGTATATCTTCCAAAAGAACACCGTATATTTTCGCGTTTGCCGTTTCAAGTGTTACGCTTAATGTGATAGCACTGTTTGCCGCGTCAACTTGTATGCGCGTTGGATCAATAATTACCGTTGGGTCAATTATTTCTGTATTGAATTGTTCGAATTTGTATTTCATTATGTTAGTGTTGTTCCTGTTACTGTGAATTCTCTTACTGGAATATACAAACGTCCAGAGCTTGTTGTTTTTGGGCTGTCCGATGTTTGAAACTGAAAAGGGTAAAGAACCATAGCACTCGAAGTATTGTTAGGTTTGGTTGTGCTGCTCCACAAGAATCCTGTGTAAGAGATGTTAAACGGGGCATAGTTAGTGGATCGTGTAATAACCGAAGTTAATTGAGCGATATTTTCTAGCTGGTAAATATTAGGCAAATACCATCCCGAAGTATAAGAGCCAACAGAAGTAAGTAGCGCATTATCAACGGCATCATTCCAGTCTTGAGTTGCTGACAATACACGATAGTACCCTAGCACTGTGCCCGCGACAGTGTCGTATGTACTCCAATCAATTACAATGTCATTTGTGTAGGTCTGACCGCCTAACTCATCGGTAAATCTATTTGTATTACCAAATGGATTGTTAACATTCAGTGTTGAAAAGTCTACCGCCCTACCTTTTTCTAAGTCACCATCATCTCCAGTTCTGTAAGATATAGTTTGCCCTGTTTTTACTAGGGTAGCGCCAACTGGAGAAGGTGCTGAATCCGGCAAGGTAATAGCAACCGTCGAGCCTGTTACGTTTACAGCGTCAGGTGTTACTGTTCCGTTGTTGTTCGTGAGTGTTACGTTTACATCTGTTACGCTTGGTATATCGCCCTCGTCGCTTCCATTTACATTTATATCAATGTCAGGCAGTGACAGTGTGCCGCCGCTTGCTACGCTTGCAGTATATGAAGCGTCTGAATTGCTAACGTTTGCCGGATCACACACAACAGGTTCGGGCGTTACGTCATCAACAGGAACTTCACAAATTGAAATCCTTTCGTTCTGAAATCTCACACGCATTGACCATCCGGCCGTATAGTCAAGTAGGTAGTTGTTGTACGGTTGACAAGGGTACGTTCGTTCAATCTCTATATCTTGCTGTCCTTCTTCCAACCATCGTGTCAAATCTTGTGACAGTATTTGTTTGGTATCGCTGACAACATCGTTCGTGTTCTTGCGGTCTTTTCGAAGCCTGTCCAAACAGTAAATTTCCACTTCGGTCACATCAACATTCTCGAGTGTGTCACCCGCAACCGGATTGCAAAATAACACCGGAAATTCAATATCTTCTGTCGCAAGGTTCGGAAGTTGTTCGGCAAACTCCGCATAAAAACGCGGATTGAATTTGTGGTTGTTTGCGAACCGTTCAAGAATTAACAGTATTTCATTGTAGCTTATCATACGTACAAAATATCAGAACCAAAATTGTTGTCGTCTTGTGGTTTTATTACACCGTCATCATTTTCGTCTGCGATGAATTCAGGAAACGAATCCTTGTTCTTCTCCAAATACTTCACAACAAACGATTCGAAAAATTCCGCTTTGTTTTCATAATGCGTTTTGATGAATCCCATTTCAGACAATTCAACGCTTTCGGAATAGTCGCCGGATTGTTTTTGTAGCCCCTTATTCTTCACTTGGTATGTGGTGGACACAACGCAATCAGAAGCGGCGCGCCATGCAACCGCCGGTTGAATCTTTTGAACAAGAATAGTTTCGTTTGCGTTCAACGTTTGCGCGTTGTATGCGGCAAGTAAATAATCAAAGAAGTATGTACCAAGAATCGATTGCATCCAAGTTTGTGCGGCCGTCGAAATAAACGGTTCGATCTCGTGCGCATCGATGTTCTTCGTTAACGATGTATTTCGTTTGATGTATTCCTGTGTGACAAAGTAAGTTGTTGCCATTATTCTTCAATGTTTTCGTTTTCTTCAACAATTTCAGACTTTCCAAAAATGCTGTATTCCTTCACGTTGAAAATCCCTTCAATACCTCCGATGTGCATTAATTCTTGTCCGATTTCTTCAGCCGTTTCACGCTCTGGATACACTACGTTTTTCTCCCAAATAGCGTATGACATCTCAAGTTCTTGTGCGTTTCCAAGACTTCCAGCGACTTTGATACCCATGATTGACGGATTGATTTTGTGAGCAAAACAAATGTTGTCTTGAATGCTTTTTGAAGTCTGAACAAATAATTTGTCATTGTTGTTCGTCGTTACTTGTACAACTTCAGGCGTATTTTCAAAACCGTCACCCGTCAAAACACCAACATGACCGGCATTCTCCGCGCCCTTCTTGCCTTGTATTCCTTCAACGAACTTTTGAATTTCTTCCTTTGTGCTGAATCGTTTCGGTCTTCTAATATAAACCGATGGAAACACGCTATTCTGAATGTTTGATTTGTGCAAATAACTTTGTTCGCCGTCCAAATAACACCAATTTAACGCGCTTGAATAGCCTGGTAGTGGATAATAGTCTTGCGCTGGACTGTCGTCTTGCTTAGTATAAAGAACTTCACCGATGTTGCCAGCCGGATTGTAGGCCATAACAATACGCCGTTCGCGGTTGTTGCTCCAATCCTTACAGTATTCGTAATTGCCATCAAAACGGTAGCGGATTTGTGTCGGATCTACACGTTCAGCGCGTAAGAACTTACCGCTTTGACTGTATTCCAATATCATATGACAACGGCGATGAATGTAGTAATCACGTTCCAAAAGTCTAAACGTTTTTTTACCTCCGATTTTTGTCAAGAACACACGAATGTCAACTTGTGATTTCGCTGTGTCTTCTTTCGGTATAATTTCAACGCCGCCACCCATTACCGCATTAACTGTAAAGTCAATAATTGACGAATGCAAAGGTGATGTATAATACATCTGCGAAAGGACTTGCGGAAAAAGGTTGTCTTGTCCGAAGTAAATCACGCCCGTTTTGCTGACGTTTGATTGTATGTATGGAAGTGACAAATTACCCTTCCCAATCTTTAAGAATGGCGTGTTGTATGACTGTGGTTCAGTCCTTACAACTTGCGTTTTTGCACTACCGAATTCAATCCCTAGAATTTTCATAAATATACGCTGTCTTCAAGGTCTTCTTCAGAATCAACAACAAAAATCCCATATTCAACCACACCAACAACGTCATTGATTGTCGGGTTTTCCGTTTCACTTTCGTATGCGGTGTAGTAATATTCACCTTTGGCAAGTGTCGATGTCACAGAAAAAAGGTTGTATCTTTCTTTTGCATCGCTTATGTCTGTCGGTGTGATGGTTTGTACAACCTCGTCTTGTGTATTGATTACTTGGATGAGATAGTACGGATTTGAAACCGTGGTGTTTTCAAAGAACGTCACGGCGAATTCTGTTGCTGTATCTTTTACGACCTTAATCATTTGATAGTATAGGAATCGAAGTGTGTGTTGTTATTAAACGAAAAAGGCGACAACCGAAGTCACCGCCTTTTACAATTTGAGGTTATTGTTTTATGAAACCGCTTGTGCAGCTTCTACCAATGCCGCCGGAATTTCTTTGGCAAGTCGGTCATCTTCTCCGTAAAATACAACTTCGTAACGGCTTCCGTCTTCACGTTGACGACCAGAACCACCGCCGTTCGTTAATAGTTGAACGTATGGGTAATATGTCCAGTTTCCGTTTAAATCCAACGCAAGTACGTACAAGTAACGCTGTCCGTCACCCATAATTTTCAATGAGCGTGATTTGTCTGCTTCTCTACGTGGCAAGGTTGCGTTAATATTTCGTACTACTTTCGCGCTCCCGTTGTCAAGATCTTGCGTTTCTTCTTCGGTAACGTCTGAATGTCTACGCTTCACGTTGATCGATACCGGCGCAGTCGAAACGGTGAATGTTGTCAGCGTCCAAGTCGCATCGTCTTCAACAACGCTCACGACATCTTCCATATCACCAACAAGAATATCAGAGATCCCGCCGGTGTTACGCGTACAACCAATCACAATTTCTTCAAGTGCTGTGCAATTTTGTGGCATGCTTTTTAATTTTATGGTTAATAATAGGGCGGCACGAAACCGCCCTTTTCAATTGTCAGTTTTTACGAGTTGCAATCCAATCCGTAAGTCACCCATTCGTTTTCTCCCGGCCCGTCTGAATCATTCAAGTAGTTGAAACCAACTTTGAAGTCAGAACGTACACGAATTGATTTTTCACCAGTTGTTTTTGACAAGTCGATCACGTTCAAGTCTTCTGGATCAGAAACCAAATCCGCAAGGAACACGTAGTTGTCTTTTAAAGAAAGTGTCATGACATCGTCAGACATTCCTGTTGCAACTTTCAATTCATATCCAAGGAAGTTCAAAGAAGCTTCTTGCGCTGTGTAAACTTCAGCCGACTGCAAAGCAACCGCCAAACGGTAAGCGTCTGCAACATTCTGTGAAACGAACCATGAAACGTTAGTTTTTGGCTGTGCTTTCACTTTTGCCGGACGTGCGTTGTACACTTTCGTCATTTCAGCGATCACATTCGTTGAATCAATAGTTGTTCCAGAAACACGCTGTGCTACAGGAATGTTCGCTCCACACAATTGCTTTTCAAGACCGTCACACAATCCGATGAAAGTCGCCGGATCGTTTGCGTCAAACGTTACACTTGTGTCACCTTGCCATGTTAACTGCTCTAAGTAGTCAGACACTTCGCGTGACAATTCTGAATACATGTAGTTTGCGAATTCAGCCGGTAACCAGTCACCGTTTGAACCAGCGTTCATCCAATCCGCTAGGAAAGATGTTTCCAATTCGTACATACAAAGGTCTGTACCAATTTGGATTTTGCACACGTCCATTTCCTTCGCTCCAAGGTTTGAATCACCACCTTGGTACGTACAGTCAGCCGGAAACAATAATGTTCCGAAATCCAAAGAACCAATCTTTGTTTTTTCCTTGATGTTTAATACTTGACGGAATTGCGCACTTGATCGGTTTTCAAGTAGTGCTTGTTCGTAGAACTCTTTCGGGTTCACTTGTAGCAACGCCTCGGTAGCTACGTTCATTGACATTCTTAATTCTCTTGTTGCCATTTTAATTGATTTGTTTGTTGTTGTTACTTCGTACCTACCGCACGAAACTTGTTTAATTTTTCACTAATTGATTGAATGCGTCCTTTCGGTTGTTCCGACATTTGAACGCTTGCTTCTTCTTCAGCTTCTTCAGCTTCACCGGAAGTTTTCAACTCTGCAATCATGTCGTATAATTCAGCAAATTTCGCGTCAACTTCTTCTTTCGAATAGTACGCAATTTCTTCACCTTCCTCTTGCATTTCAGTTTCTTCCTTCTTTTTTTCGTCTTCGTGTTCAGCCATTTCGGTTTCTTCCTCTTTGGCCATTTCAGTGTCTTCGGTTTCCTCGTCTTTGTCTTCCTTGTCTTCGTTCATTTCGACATTGTTTGACATTTCAGTTTCTTCCTCTTTTTTGTCTTCTCCCATTTCCGTAGCTTCACCACCTTCAACCGGAACGATTGAAACGATTTTGTTGCAACGGTATTCGTTTTCCGTTCCTTCGTTTTCAACCACTTCTTCAACCGTGTAAATTGAACCGGCGATTTCGTGTGTTCCAACTGGGAGTTCCAAGTATGCTGACGGCTTTCCGTCTGCATTCATCTCGACTTCTTTTTTTTCATTTGCCATTGTTGTATTATTAATTGATTCTAATTTTTTAATTGCCCAATTGATACCAGAAGCGCCACCCCATCCAAGCCATGCAACACGACCAGCATCCTTCCAAGGTGTGCTTTCGTTTTCTTTGCTGACTTCAGCGTTCTTTTCGTGTCGTTTGAATGATGCCATTCTTGCGATTGTGTCACGGCTTATTTTCTCACCTTTTGCAAGTTGGTTCGCTCTAGTCCAGCCTACACGAGTCATTCCCTTAACCTCATCGCCATGCTCATCCCGCCAATCAAGAACCTTTTGAGCGTTGTTGCTTGCGCTTTCTGGATAATCGTTGTAAGTCTCTTCAAATTTCAAACCTGACATCAACAACATTGCTGAATGACCGTGAATTGAAAATCCTGTTTTCCCTTCCTTTACAAATTGTTTGTAAACTTGTTTGTCTGTGAATTGCTGAACTGCAAACCATGAACCCTGTGGCACGTCTAAACCATAAACCGTTTTTGATTTGTCCGTTTCTGGATTCTCAACTAGCCATGTTTCCAGTATGTACGCTGGAACTTCTTTTGATTCGTCGTGTTCGTCATTGAATACAACGCCGCCGGTGCGCTTGGCCATGAAGTCAACAAATACTTGTTCGATGTATTCCGTTGTCACGACTGCGTAATATTCTTCACCGGTTTTTTCATCCTTTCGATATACGTCCATGGGAGTTAATACCGGCGCGGCAATTCGATACTTTAAGTCATCAGCAAAGTACACAGATTTTTTGTGCGCATTGAACGCAACACCTTTCAACATGATCGCGGGATTCTCCGTGTTTGCGATTTGAAAAATTCCAAGTTCTTCACCGTCTTCGGCAAATTCTGGATTTATAGACAATTCGTATCTTGGTATCATTAAACGTTTAGGGGAAAACGTTATTTTTGTTATAAAACAAACATATTATGTTAATTATTAAATGCGGTGAAGAATCATTTGAACTTCGCAACGAACCAAACGAATTGACGTTGAAGGAATTCGACAACATTCATTCAATTGTTGACCGGCCACAAGGCGACCAGGTAACGAAGTTTTTTGAAATCCTTGAATCAATGGGTGTTCCAGAATACATTCTTGACAACCTCACACAAAAAGAATTCATTGAAGCGGTAAAGCTGTACAATGATTACGAGATGCCGAACGAACTGAAACAAGAAATTGAAGTGAACGGACGCAAATACGTTCTGTTTACAGGTGAAGAATTCGAATTCAAGGCGCGTGACATTTCGTACATCGAACAAGCCCAATTAAAACAAGATAAACGTTTCCCGTCTTGGGTGATGGCTATACTTTACAAGGACAAAGAACTTGGAAGGAATGAACACTATGACTGGAATCACATCAAACACAAAGCGAATCTTTTCCGTGACAACCTGAAGACTGATATTGTCGTTCCATTAATGGCGCGATTAGTCAGGAGAAAAGTAAAAGACTTAGAAGAAGGCGTTTCACAAAAAGATATTGAAAATGGAGTTCAAGCCTCTAACGTGGAATGATTGCACCGTTGAACAATGGCAAGAAGTTCTTGAAATAATCGCCACGAAAGGAATCCTTCCGACTGATTTTGTGCTTGAAATCGGTGACGTATTTTTTGATATTCCTGACGACCTCGGTGAACGTGATCTTCGAAAGCTGAAAACCGCAATTTCATTCATCAAGTCACCAGTCAGTGAGAAGTACAAACAAGAAGTGAACGGCAATCAAATCAAAAAATTAAGCCGCTTATCTTTGGCTAATTACATTGATCTTGACGTTCTGCTTGTGAATAACAGTTTGACCGATGCACTGCCCAACGCTGTCAAAATTCTGTATGATTTGAATGATGCGGTATATGATGTTAAAATAA